TACAGTTGTACAAGGTGTACCTGGACAATCTAAGACATTTAAATCTGTAACTTGTCCTATTGGATTTGAATATGTAGTTGTATCTGTAGTAGTACCAGTTACTGTATAACATTTACCTGTACTATTATCCTGTACTCTTGATGCACTAGAGACATTACTGTTTACTGTTAAATTTGGTATGTCTGTTGTAGTTGTAACTGTTCTAACTGTAGATGCTGTTTGACAATCTCTTAATAAATAGTAAACAGGTAAAACTGTACAAGAACAAGAACTCAAAGTGTCTAAATCTATTGAACCTGATGTGTTTGTTGTGTTTTGAGCCTCATAACATGTACCATTATAAGTAAGTTGTGTACCATTTAAATTACTACAATTACTAAAACCATAATGTTGTATTGAACCATCTGTACAACTGTTTAAGGAATAAGTGTAAGTAGTACAACTTCCAGTTGGTAAGGTTGCTATATCTATAGTTCCAGTTTGATTAACACCTGCTGGACTTACAACATATGTTTGATTTTGATAAACTACTGTACCACTAAATGAACTACTAGCATGAAAGCCATAAAGTACTGTACCACTACAACATGGATTTAATGCATAATAGTTTGTTGTTGTGTTACCACTACATGTTAGTTGTGCAGGACTAGGTGTAGATGCTATTGTAACACTAGGTACAGAATCTAATGCAGTTGAGTTTTCAATTACATATTTAGTGTTACCTGAATCAAAGACTTGTTGTGTAATAGCATATGTTGGATTCCCTACATCTGTTGATGATCTAAAATTTGTACTGTTATCACTACATCTCTTTAATGTATAGTAATTAGTTACTGGTGTAGTTGGTGTAGATGGACATCCTGTTAATCCTGTTGCTGTTATAGCTTTTGCTGTATGTGTGTTTGGCACATTGTTACCTGTAACTCTATATGTGTTTCCTGAGCTATCTTGTACTCTTTGATTTATTGCTAAATTTAATGTACCTAATGTTGTAGTAGATTCAAATGTGTTATTAGGACTATCACATTGATATAGTGTTAATACATTTGTTAATGGTCCTTCTTGACCTCCTGATCCTCCAGTTTCTGATTGTGCAACTGCTGCATCATTTACTGTCTCATTTAACAGTTCTAATTGACTTGATCCTGTTAATAAATCTGTTGTAATACTGTTAATCTTGTAATTATTGTTAATCTTTTTGCTGAATTAAATACACCTGCAATATAAAATCTATGATATTTCTCAAATAGTGTGTCTGTAAATGCAGATGTAAAATCCCATTCTGATAATTCTAAATCAAAATGTATTCCTTCTTTGTTTACTGTAGCATCTCTACTAACAAAATTAGAAGGCATCCAGTAATCTGATATATCTGATATGCTAGTTGTTCCTGTTTTTCCTAATAAGAATCTAAATGGATTAGTTAAATTAACAAACTCACCAATAAATAATACAGGTTTGTCAAAATATGGCTCATTCTTTTCATCTGCCATAAACCCCCATTGTATATCTGTATTGATTCCATTTATTCTTTCATATTTTAAATGTGCAAAAGGTGCTGTTACTTCAAACTTCTGATCATTAGAGTTAAGGTTTCCTGTTTCTACATACTTTGCTGCACCCCATTCTACACCTTGTGATTCTTTATGTTGTTTTGCTAATGTTGCATCTGTATCTTCATACTTAAATTCTATCTCTCTATAAGGTAATGCCTTATCTACTTGTATAGATGATGGATCTACAAACTCTGTAATATCTCTAAGAGTTCCTGCATTATAAAAACTCTCTAATGTTTTGACATGTATAATGCCATCTTTTTGAAATGCAGTTAAATTAAACATTGTAAATAGACCAGTCATAAAGTCTATGACCTTCATGCTAGGTATATTGTCAGTTATAATAAACTCTTTTTCTAGTGGTACAGAAATAGCTGAATTAATTTGAGATGTGTATTGGTTTCCACTTAAATCTATTCCAGTAAATGCACAACTATCTATTGTAAATGCTGTTGTAGTTTCTATGTGTAGTGTGTAACCTTCTGATGTTGGTCCTAACTGTTGTGATATTTGTGCTGATGTGTTAGTTGATGCTGCAAATGTTTTTCTTAATACTTCTTCTGCACCTTCTTTAATTATAGCTGTAAACTCAGGATAACCTCCTTGTGTACCAAACCCAAATGTATATGTTCCTAGCAGAGAATCACTTTGTCTATTTTGAAACACTAACAATGCATCATTATTCATCTGCATAGAGTTGTTTTGAGGTAACAATGGAAAGCCTTTGATTTGTTTTTCTGCAAGATCTAAATCATCATAAACTCTACCTTCTTTCTTTTGCAGTAACATGTAAAGGTTTTTATATGCCTCAGGACCATTAGTTAAATCTAAAAAGTCATCACTAAAACTTATGTTTTCATATTGTTCTTGTATTGCTTTTATAATTAAGTGTACTTTTATTGCATAAGTCAAATCTTCAAACAATACACCATGCACATCATCAGCACCTAGTGATCCAACATTTGTAGGATATAAATTACCTCCTAATGCTGTATTATCTGTACCATCTGTATTTGTATATGGAATAGTAGAGTTAGAATCATAGTAAAACCTCATTGTGTTAGATATTAGAGGCACTATTAAAGCTGCTACATATTCTACACTATCTACTGTATGCTTATAACCTTCATCATTAGTTAAAATGTTTTCTATTGCTGCTGCACTATATGTAGTGTTAAAGTTGTTTAGCCAAGATAAACCTGATAACTCATCATCTCCTAGTAAGTCTTTTAGGTTTACAGTATTTCCATAAAATGTAACTCTATAAGATCTAGGTTTACCTTTTTCTAAATCTACACCTTCTAATGTTATCTTTCCTTCTCTATATGGTATTGTGTTTAATTCTATTCTTGCATCTACCTTTTTTCTAGCATCAAATGTATATCCTTGTGCTAAATTAAATCTGTAGTAGTGTTTAAATATCTTGTTATTTGTATCTGATGCAGGTAAAGAAAAAGGCTTAGTAAAATCTGTAAAAACCTTAGAAACATCTTTTATGTTTTGTATTGTTTCTGTTAAACTAACAGATTCATCAGAGAATAGATCTACTCTTTGATTGTTTATGTATAATTGAAATTTACTCATTATCTTACACTATTAACTACATCATATGCAAACTCCATTTCTAAAGAGTAGTTTACAAGTTTATCATTTACTTTGGTTTTTTTGGTTAATGAACTTGTTATTACATTCATTGGATATATAGTGCTGTTTGTTCCTATTTTTGCATACACCTGTTCTGATAGCATTAGTTGTTTAATAGTTTCAAATTGTCCTTGATCTATATAACCTGTATTTAACTGTATTGTTTCTAATCCTTGTTTGTTGTACACATACTTCTGATGATCTGTACTTGAATATGTGTTAGCTTGTATTAGCATAGATTCATAGTTCTGTTGTGTAGAGTTAAAACCTATTGTGTGTTTTTTGTTAAAATGAAACTCTTGTAAAGCTCCAAATTTGTTCATGAATATTACTTTGACAATATCAAATACTGGTTCACATATTCTGTTAATCTGTACAGTAATACCTCCTACTGTAACACTAGTGTCTGATGATGATACAGTAGTATATGAAACTGCATTAGATGATTCTACTGGTATGTATGCATCTCCTGTTTCAGGTAAGTACATAACTGTAGCACTTTGTAGCATTTGACCTGATGATAATTGATGATTAGCTCCTTCTTTAAATTCTGAGTAAGCATCAAATCCATATAATGTGTGTGTTACTGTTTCTGATCCTATTGGAGAATCAGGACTACCTGCTGCTGTGTTTGCAGCTCTTGTTACTTTGTTAGGTGTATAAAACTCAACTTTAATTGTAGCAGTAACTGTTTGACTTGATATAGTAGTAGATGAATATGGAAACACACCATCCCATGTAGGATTGAGGTAGTCTCTTATAAGTTCTGAAACTTCAAATGTTATTCTATTACTTGTAGTATCTTTTGATATTACATAGACATCTGAACTATTTATTGTAATAGTTAAATCTGCAGATGCAGCAGTTGTGCTTGATGTCTGATCAATAAAGAAAGGTGATCTAAGTCTTGCTAAGTATGTTGCCATTATTTTGTTGTAAATTTTAAAAAGTTGTCTATGTCTAATTCATATTTATCTATAAATTCTTTTGGTAATTTCTTGTATGCTGCTTCAAAGGCATTAGTAAAAAAGTAAGTAGGCTCTAGTCCTTTTATAAATATAGATCTAGCTATAAGAAATGTTAGTGATTGTCTTTTAACAAATCTACCTTTTGCATCTCTTGTGCCTTTCAGTCCTCTTTTAACAACCCACTTATCTAATGATTTAGGAGGAGGCATTTTAGATTTAAAACTATATGTAGGCAATCCTGCTTTTCTTTTACCATATTTCTTCTTCTTTCCATCTACACCTGCATCCTGAAACTGACCATAACCTTCCATCTCAAAGTCTAACTCAAAAGATTTAGGATTTACCTTTACATCACTTTTAAGAGATCTAGATAATTTACCTGATGCATTTCTTTTTTGTAGGTTTTGTTTTGCACCTCTTATTACTTCTCTTGCAAAGTCTTGTAACACTTTTGTAGTCTCTTTATATTTCATTAGCAATAATCTAGGTCATTAAATATTTCTACTGTAAATGATGTTGCCCATCCTGCTAGTACATTCTCAAATCTATCAAAGAAAGGTTCACATGTTGCATCACCTACAAGTTGATAGCCATCTTCATACATCTGTCCTTTTCTAAGTCTTGTAATAAGTTTATTAGATACTGAGAGTTGTGTATTTAGAATATCATGTGTATTGCTGTTACCTAAAAACAAGTCATTAACATAATCCTTAGTAGTATCTATCTGCTCCATTGTAAGAATAGTAAAACTAAACTGCATAGTCTTTTCTGCATGTACTACATTCTCTATTATCATATGTGCTAGAGGAAAGATAGTCTGCTTACCTAGATCTATATCTGTTATGTCTCCAAATGTCATTGTTTTTATACTAGGATTGTTTATTAGTTCATTTTTAATTTCTTCAACTACTAAATAAAATCCTCTTTGTGCTTTATCTGCCATGCTTTCTTTTTATTCTTTGATTCTCTAATGTCTGTTTCTCATTTACAAATTCTAAATACATTAAGATTTTGTGTAATCTCTGTTCTGAGATATGTTCAAATCTTGTAACATCTCCTTGAGCTGCTTGGTAAAATGATGTATACCAACCCCATTTTCTGCTAAACCCTCCTTCAGATGTGTATGCTCCTTCAGGATCCCCTTCTGCAAATAGTCCATCATAACTATTGATAACTCTTTGCCTAAATTCATTAAAAAAAAAACTGCACCTAGTGCATATGCTAGTGGCATCTCTTTCATAGTATCATCTGTAATAGCAGTATATTCCTTTATGTTATATCTGCCTCTTACACTAATGTCTACTGGTCTATACAATACCTGCATAGCTTTATGCATTTCTTGCCAGTCTCCTAAATAGCTGTCTAGATCTACAAACTCTCCAAAGCTAATCTCATCTAAGTTTGGTATAAATCCATAGTTTACACCATTTAAGTGAAACTGTTTCTTTAACTTCTGATCTTCTTCAAACATAATACCAAGATCTGTTACTATCTCTTGTACATCTCTCCATCTCATCTTCATAACATAATCTAGTCTTGTGTTACAAAAGAT